TTTTTACATTAGTAACACTAAGAGCGATAGGCGTTGCAGATACCCCGGTATTATTTCCTATAATAGAATTCGCAGTTAATGTTGACATCTTAGCAAGACTTACAGAATTATTTACTAATTGCGAGCCATTAATTGTTTTATTCGTAAGCGTTTGTGAATCATTAATACCTACAAAAGCACTCGTGGGTAATGCAAGTGTATTTATTGTTCCTACATTTATTATATTATATGTTTTCATATCAAGAGTTCCTATTATTTCTAAATTAGAGGATCCATTATTAGTACTAATAGTAATTTTTCCGTTTGATGTTAATGACATTGTTGTACCTATATTAAAGTTTATAGTACCGGTAGATGTAAATAATATATTTGCATTTGAAAGAATACCCATATTACCATTTCTCGATTCTATATCAAGTGTTGTAGTGGAAATAAGTTCCACCCTTGAACCGGCGAAAAATTCCATTTCATATTTTGAATATAAATATAATCCACCAGTAAGGTTATTTATAAAAGCATTTCTGTCAATTATTCCACTTGCGCCTGTACCTAAATTTAAATTATTTGCTTTACATACTATAGTCGAACCAATTTCATCTACAATATACGTCGGATAAAGTATCATATCACCGTTTGATGAAGTAATTGTATTGTTATTAAAATTTAAATTTCCTATTGTGAGATTATTAGTAGGTATACTACCACCACTACCAATCTCACTCCAAAGCCCCGTATTACTATAAAAATTTATTGTATTAGTGGTTGAATTATATAACATTTGCCCATATTCTGCATTTAATAAGTCTCTATTTTCAGTGGTATATTGGGGTGTATTAATAACTCCATTTCTTAAAAATGTTGTATTATCTGTATTCAGTATATTTCGAATATAATATCGAGACATTTATATATATATAATCAATAAAATAACTGCTATAAATAACTAAAATAATATTCTTATTTTATAACCGTTTATATTTATTTTTTTTATAACATACATTTCGTATAAAAAATTGAATTTATAACACTTATAAACGTACAACTGGCAGGAATGCAAAGAACGAACACAACTGCGCAAACTGATCCAGTGTATATCAAGAATAAACATAACTTGGCGTTTTTGAATAATATCGCGCAAAATTTGTACGAGTCGGACATGTTGGAAGCAGTATCATATAAATTCTCGTATATCGCTGATGTCATAACAATACAAACAAGTAAAATTAAGCATCTGCTAGTTGATAAAATTCCAAAAAAGCTAATAAGAAAAATAATAAGTGACTATGTAAGCGAAGTTATACAAATGTTACGACAAGTTTTTCCAGAATACTACATCGATGACGATAATAGCGAGGATTTAGAAATCACAGAAGAAATGGCTGACGACTTAAAGGCAGCGCAAGACCAAATATTCGCATTATGCGAATTAACAGAACCGGAAAATAATACACAAGAAGGCGCTGATGAAGTGGTGGAAATATATTTCATAAATGAATTTGCTGGTGCGGAATTGCTGGCTATGTTAAATTACGACCCAAACAGGTATGTGCATATATTGACCGAACAATTGAATATAATAAGGGGTTCACTACATAGAAAATTACCTGCAGAATTGATTAAAACAATTGTAAACGAATACAGTGAGGAATCATACTGTGCATTTCGTGAATACTTTTCTAATTTCTTTCCGCAACATGGACCACTAAAATATTGCACACTCGCGATATCTAACTACTGCATTTGCGAGCGAATTCATAAAGCAGAAAAAAATTTACTAAAATTACGAATTCCATAATTTGTTAGAGTTGTTGCTTCACAAATAAATTAATGTTTTTTTATACATATATTTTTTGTACATATATTTTTTATACATAGATTTTTTTATACTGTGTTTATTAGTGTAGTATAAAAAAAATTATTATTTATCAATTGCCAATGATCCAAACTGTTTTGTGTATTACTTTGTATTCTTTGTCAGAGTGCTGATTTGGATTTGAAAGTTTCATAGAAATGTACGATGAATTCACGACATAGATTTCCCCATCCTCGTTATTTATCACAAGATGATTCAAATCACTCGAAACAAAATCACATGGAAGAAGAAACTTGCCTCTTGATGAAATTTCCAACACGAGCAGCGCGCGAATGCAATCAAATGTTACCGCACGGTTTCTTGCGTTCGCAATCTCGATATCAAAATCTTCACATTGTACACAAACTACTTTTGCACTGATTTCGACAGTGAGTTGAGATATCATATTTTTTCTGGCCCGATCAAGAATGAGGAGAACAATGTCGTAAGGAAGCTTCGCATCATACAAACGCTTCGCGAATACATTCATCGCGTCAACAAGACTCTTGACATTCGGAAAGGTCGAAATGTACACTGTTGCTTGCATCTATATGATAGGTCGATTAGACCTTAATAAATTCAATTTTTTTATTATTTTTATAAACTGGTATAAAAAAATTATTTATTATTTGCGAACAACATTAAGAATTCCGCCACTATAGAAATGGTATTCCCTCTCTGTTTTTTTATTAATACCATCGTCAAATAATGCAGTATATAGATTACACAAATCGTAAATATTGAATAGGTCACAATCAAGGTGTTCAATGTCCAAATCACAAACCTCCGCATTTAAATCACGATTCTCTGGAACAACAACCAACATCGATGGTGTAAATTCCAAGTTCAACAAAGCCCGTATGCATTCGAAAGTTACGTATCGATTTTTTGCCATTTTTATGTCAAATGATAGGCATTCGGATATTATAGTTTCATCCACGCGAATGTCGTCAGCAAGTTGCGAAACCAGCGAATCGCGACTCATCACTGCTATTTTATGAACAATGTCCAATGGCAACTTCATATCAATCAAGTTTTGAATGTATGAATTGAAACACTCGAACAGAAGGACGATATTCGGAAATCGCGGCGTGAACCAATTGTCTCGCATACTTCTTGTGGACAGTACAATTATACTATAAAAAATTCAATTTTATTTATCGTTATATTCAATGTTATTTATGTCATAAAAAAATGCACATTTTCACGAACAAATATTCACCAGTTGTCCCAAATGAAACCACCATCATTTTCAGGTTCAGAATCATAGCCGATACTTATTGGCACATACTTTTCAAAAACACCATCTTCCAACAACCGACTTCCATGGCTGTCAGTCAATGACATTAAGATATCGGAAAGTCTAACCAACACTTCAAGTTCTTGCATTCCAGGATTCATTTCATTCGAAAATTCATTCCAAAACAAACCATAATCAACAACTTGCATTTGCATCTTTATAGTTTCCAGGAATTCAAGTATCATATGACCCTTTATGGTCAAAATGATTTCGTATGGCATACCTTTCTTTGAAAACCGGTCGACTTTAGCAAGCTCGTTCAAGACGTAAGAAAAACGTTCGTTAACGGACATCATTCTTCGAGGTGTTTAATCTCGATTATCTATAAAAAAAATTCAAATTTTTATATTATTATGTTCTATATTATTATGTTCTATGTTATTTATGACATAAAAAAACATACACATTTTCACGAACAAATAATCATCAGTCGTCCCAATCGAAATCAGGATCGACGATTTCAACATCAAATTCAGAATCAGAATAATCAATAACAACACTTTTTGACGACACATATTTTTCAAACGCACCATCTTCCAACAATTGACTTCCATGGCAATCAGTCAACGACATCAATACATCAGAAAATCTGTCCAACGACTCGAATTCAATCCTCCACTCATCCTCTCTGTCCTCTTCATCCCAAAAATCAGCCCAAAACAAATCATGATCAATACTGTCCATTCGGATCTTTGTATTTTCCAGGAATTCAAGAATTATATGACGCTTGATTGTCAAAATGATGTCATATGACAATTGCAGTATATCTTTTTCTGAAAACAGGTCGACCTTTGCAAGCTCGCTCAAGACGTAAGAAAGACGAATGTTATCGGCCATCTTTCTTCGAGGTGTTTAATCTCGATTATCTATAAAAAAAATTCAAATTTTTATATTCTAAATATGAGAAAAAGTATAAATACTATATATAAGATACTACTAATAAAAATGAATTCTTTTTTTATAATAGTAACGATAAGAAATACCGCGCAATCTATATTTGGAATTCATTCAAGCGAATATGAATAAACCATGGAATTATTCTTGTATTTCACGAAATCCTAATATAACGTGGGAAATAGTTCAAGCAAATCCAGATAAACCATGGAATTATAATCAACTTTTACAAAATCCAAATATAACACCTAAAATAATATCGGAAAATATGGTTTTATTTAAACCATATATCAAATTCTTCCAATATAACAAACTAAATTATCATTCATATTTTCAATCCGCAATTTACAAACGCAAGATGACCGCACAAATGCATTCCGCGATTTATTGCGAACTCATACAGCGAGCTTGTACGCCCGCACGTTTGTATCAGTGGAGCGAAGGCGCCGCAGATGAATTTCCCACAGAATATTTACAAGAGTGTGTGAAATACAAATGATGAATAATCTCTAATAAAAAAATGAATTTTTTTATTTACTTATCGTAAATCGGCTTTGCAAGATGATGCTCAAGGGAAACACTGTATTTTACGCAACTTCTGCAAACGATGTACTACTTGTGATCTTCTGTTTGATACTTCTTCTATTAGCAATGCATTTTTGCTATGCTGTGGAATACGCGGATGAGAGGATAACGGCAGCAATGAGGAGGCATAGAGAGAGAACATTCAGGTCGGCAGGTGGAAGCAGCAATGGATATGCCAGATTTGAATGAATTTTTGATTAATTATTTTTTTGTGTAGAATATAACTAATATATGTAATTTATAACTCACACTCTTGCAAATATTGTTCTGATAATTCTTCGTGATATATCTATTGTTATTATATAAAAAAAAGATTTTAATAGGTCATAAAACACAATGCAGATTAATGAAAAACAAATTCAACTATGTAAAAGTAAACAAAAATTGTTTTTAAAAAAAGCAGCTAACTTCGCCACAAAATCTAATGTTAGAAGTAATAGACATGGATGTGTTATTGTAAAGGATAATGAAATCATTTCAGAAGGTTATAATCACTACACAAATTATCTTAATCATGATTTTACAATTCATGCCGAAGTTGATGCAATTATCAAATTAAAAAAAATGAATAAAAATTTAGTTGGCTGCGAATTATATGTTGTTAGAATCGGGACAGACAATATGGGTAATCCACTAAAATATTCACGGCCATGTATAAAATGTACAAATGAAATTATTAAAACAGGAATAAGAAAAGTATATTTCTCAACTTGATTACTTTATATTAGGGGAAAAAGGATTATGCGGCATTTCTTATCGATACTATTATAAAAAAGAATTCATTTATTAAAATCATTTATTTTTTATTGTACTTCGCACATTCTTGCAAATATTCCGCGGGAAAATCTTCAGCGGCGCCTTCATTCCACTGAAACACTCGCGCAGGCGTACAAGCTCGCTGTATGAGTTCATAATATATTGCGGCGTGCATTTGTGCAGTCATTTTGCGCTTGTAAATTGCTGATTGAAAGTAAGAATGATAATTTAGTTTGTTATATTGAAAATAAGAAATATCGGGAAACATATCTCTATTTTTCATTATTATTTTTGGCGTTATATTAGGATAAAATAGAAGCCAGCGATAATCCCATTCTTTATCGGGATTTGCGCAAACAATATCCCATGTAATAGTAGGATTTTCTGAAAGACGAGAATAATTCCATTTTTTATCTGGATTTTCTTGAACTATTTCCCATGTGATATTATTATTTTCCGAAAGCCTGTTATAACTCCATTTTTTATCCGGGTTTGCTTGAATTATTTCCCATGTGATATTAGGATTCTGCGAAAGATAACCGTAATGCCATGATTTATTTGGATTTGTTTGAACAATATCCCAAGTGATATTAGTATTATTAGAAAGCCGTGTATAATCCCATGGTTTATCGGAGTTTGCTTGCACTATTTCCCATGTGATATTAGGATTAATAGAAAGATAAAAATAATTCCATTTTTTATTTGGGTTAGCTTGAACTATTTCCCATGTAATGTTTGGATTACGTGAAACCCATCCATAATCCCATTCTTTATCTAGGTTTGCTTGAATTATATCCCAAGTTATATTAGGATTACGCGAAATCCATCCATATTCCCAATTTTTATTGGGAATTGATTGAACTATATCCCATGTAATATTAGGGTTTTGCGAAAGCCAACTATAATACCAATTTTTATCTGGATTAGCTTGAACAATGTTCCATGTGATATTTGGATTTAGTGAAATCCAATTAAAATTATATATATCGGGATTTGCTTGAATGAATTCCCAAAATGGATTAGGTGGCATTTCTTAACGTAACTATTATAAAAAAAGAATTCATTTTTATAATTCATATTCTATATTTTACACACTCTTGCAAATATTCCGCGGGATAATCTTCAGCGGCGCCTTCATTCCATTGATACAAGCGCGCAGGCGTACAAGCTCGCTGTATGAGTTCGTAATAAATAGCGGAGTGCATCTGCGTAGTCATTTTACGCTTATATTGTGTAGAATGAAAATATGAATGATAATTTAATTGATTATATTGAAAAGAAGAAATATCAGGAAATATATTTTTATTTTCCATTATTATTTTAGGTGTTATACTAGGATTAGTAGTAAGCCAATAATAATTCCATTCTTTACCAGGATTTGATTGAACGATATCACATGTAATATTAGGATTTGATGAAAGCCCCGAATAATTCCACGGTTTATCCGGGTTTGCTTGAACTATATCCCATGTTATATTAGGATTTTCTGAAAGCACCGAATAATTCCACGGTTTATCTGGATTTGCTTGAACTATTTCCCATGTAATATTAGGATTTTTAGAAAGCGAATTATAATTCCATGATTTATCTGGATTTGCTTGAACTATATCCCATGTAATATTAGGATTATCAGAAAGCGAATAATAATTCCATTCTTTATCCGGATTTGCTTGAATTATTTCCCATGTGATATTGGGATTAGTAGAAAGATAATCGTAATTCCATTTTTTATCCGGATTTGCTTGAACTATATCCCATGTGATATTAGGATTAGTGGAAAACCATTCATAACTCCATTCTTTATCCGGATTTGCTTGAACTATTTCCCATGTGATATTTGGATTACTGGAAAGATAATAATAATACCATGGTTTATCTGGATTTGCTTGCACTATATCCCATGTTATAATTGAATTTCTAGAAAGCAATTCATAACCCCATAGTTTATCCGGATTTGCTTGAACTATATCCCAGGTTATATTAGGGTTATATGAAATATAGTAAAGATTCCATTTTACATCTGTATTCGCTTGAATTAGTTCCCAAAACGTATTACGTGGCATTTCTTAACGTCACTATTATAAAAAAAGAATTCATTTTTATAATAAGATCATCTATACTTCGCACATTCTTGCAAATATTCCGCGGGATAATCTTCAGCTGCGCCTTCGTTCCACTGATACAAGCGCGCGGGCGTACAAGCTCGCTGTATGAGTTCGCAATATATCGCGGCGTGCATTTGTGCGGTCATTTTGCGCTTGTAAATTGCGGATTGAAAATATGAATAATAATTAAGTTCGTTATCTTGAAAATAAGAAATATTGGGAAACATATTTCTATTTTCCATTATTATTTTAGGTGTTATACTAGGATTAAATAGAAGCCTATAATAACACCATTCTTTACCAGGATTTGATTGAACGATATCCCAAGTTATATTAGGATTTGATGAAAGCCCCGAATAATTCCACGGTTTATTCGGATTTGCTTGAACTATATCCCATG